ATCTGTATATACTTTAGGACTGCAGTAGAAAATGTCATAGGTAGTATCCATACTGCCTGCAGCACCGTTACGCTTAATCTTGAATAACGATTCTGATAACGGTCCATACTCATCAATTAAATTCTTAAGTTTTGTTGCATAAGAAGTTGAGCGCTCCCAAACAACAGGAGTACCAACCATAGTTTGAGTCTGAGGGTCAAGATTGTACTGAACCATATTGATAAAGATTCTAGTACTTGTATTGTTACCTGTATTGCACAACGGACACATTTCAACTGCATCCTGTGGGTTTCTAATACAGTTTATCTTACGATATTTTCCTCCGACTGTGATGTTATGTACTGCATAGATATTGAATGAATCAACACTATCGTGCATAATTCTTACGATTGCCTCATCGCCGTCATTTCTAAGATTAAAGAAATCAAAGGTACCACGACTGCCACCATTACCGCCGTCTGCGGGAATAGCTCCAAATGCGATTTTTGCCATTATAAATGCTCCTTTTCATTTTGATATCATAATTATATATAATCTTAACTTATATTACAACTAATAACAAGTTAAGGTTTTAACTTCTTCAGGTGTTAAGTCATTCACGTCTTTACCTGCGGGCACTAAGAAGTCACTAACTACTACGTCATCGCGTATGTGACGTCTAAATCTTCTTGCTCCTTTACGTCCAGCTTCGTCACCATCAAAATATAAATTAAATGTACGAATGCCACTTTTATTTAACAAATCATATTGATAAGTGGTGCCTGTCCCAAATAAGCATACGGCAGGAATACCGATAGACCATAAGTATAAGCAGTTTATCTGACTTTCGCACACTGCAACGGACGTAATCTTTTGTTGTAATATGTAATACAACAAATATACAGGCTTTTGTACTGCTTCAGGTATCTGGAATCTTTTTGATTTAACATAACGTCCTGTAATAAAAACAAGACCGCCTTGCTCATCTCTCACAGGAAATGTTATCATATCTTTAACAGGGTCATATCCCACCTCAAACAAATCAACAATCTCTTTTGTTAACTTTCGATACCACATATAATCGTGATAGTATTCATAGCACTTCAAGATTGATTCATCCATATACTGCTTGACAGCACGTTTTTTATCTAATTCAATAGGTGGGAGATAGTCTACCTCAGATAAGAATGCTGTTTGACAGCGCTCAAGTAGCCATTCCTGACCAAATTCAATATCAGGTTCATCAAAACAATCTGCAATAAATTGAGGTAACGGTCTCGCATAACCACACGTGAAACAGTGTACAAATCCATACTCTGTTTCTTTATCATTCGGGTCAGCAAACACCATACACGATGGATGCCTTTCCATACCATCTTTGTGATGTGGGCAAGTAACAGGTATGTTATTACCTCGCATCGCTCCGATGTCTCTAAGTTTACCATTTGTGAGTTCGCTTCGTAACTGATTTAAGATTGTTTTCATATCTGTTGTAATAACTTTATTACCAATCTTAAGATGCATTAGAACGCGTCTACTCCTTCACTTTCATACTCTCTAACTAAATCACTAACAGCTTGCGGATTACTACTAGTTTCATCATTCGGAATATATGTAAATATACCCTTATTAAAATCAACTGCATACTGCAGATGTTTACCGTTGATAGCATCACGAGCTTTTACAAGATTAAGAGTTAAAACTCCATCTTTTTGCTCTAAGAATATAACAACAGTACTGTCTTGTGATATACGGTCAGATTGAGCTACGTGAGCTGTGGTTTGACCGCCTTCAGTTGATTCACGATTTTGCTGTGATACTGCAATAATAGGTATATGCTTTAATACTTGTAAATTCTTCAAGTCTCTCGAAATGTTAGCAGCCTTTTCAACAGGACTACGAGCACCACGGTCATCTTCAAGTAAAGAATGTTGGTCTACACAAAGTATATCAAGTTTGTCTTTCTCAATAAATGCTCTTAAAGCAGTAACCCCTGCTGCACCATTTATCATAGCGGGTGTTAGTATCTTTATACTACCTTTATACTTGTTAGGCAATTCTTCCATATATCTTTTATATTCAACTTGTACAGAATCGTTACCACGCATAATAGCTGTGTTAGAGATATGTGAAGCTAAAGTATCAATACGATAACCAACTTTATTCTCACTCATCTCACCAGAATAGATACCGACATTTAAACCTTGTTCGGCTGCCGCTAATGCTATAAAATGTAATATCCACGATTTACCGATACCAGGTCGAGCAACGATAGTTGCCAATTCCTCTAAACGGTCCCATCCTCCGATAAGTTCGTCAAGTTCTTTAAATCCTGTTTTTATGTAAAACTTATTATAATCGTTACATTTTTCAACATAAGCATTATATCGTGAAGTGTCTTTGAATATATCTACAGTGTCAAGATGTGTTGATTCAACAATATCCGATGCTGCAGATGTGTACACACGCATAGCCTCATCAGTCTTATCCTGATTTAGTAGTTCACGAACACGATTAAAAACTTTTGCTAACTTTCGTTTATTATAATCTTGATATAGTTCATCAATAAGATATGTTGTAGTTTCACTAACATCAACAACATCAAACTCAGGAAATTTGTCCACAAAAGAATGGATATCCGGACAATTTCCATATTTATCAATATGCTCTTTTATCCACTTGAATTCATACTTGTAATCGCTAAAAAATTCATCTGTTAGATTATTCATTAACAATAATGAAGTATCTTTTGTTGTTAATAGTTTATTTAGAAATTGTAGTTGTACCAAACGCTATAAACCTCTCTTATCCATCCCGTGTAGTTCAATATTTGTAGAAAGATTTACAATTCGAGAATACAATCGTTCTCCAACGCGTTCTTTCAACTGTTCAGGATTCATATTTGATGTGTATATATTAGACTTACCATTATCAATTCTATTGTTAATAATGTTAAGTAGATTTTCTATTTCAAATTCAGTTCCAACTTTAGTACCTATGTCATCCCAGATAACTAAATCACAAGTAGCAACATTATCTTTAATGTGTTGAATATAGTCACTATGATTACTAATGTTATCTTTCAAAGCTAAGAAAAACTTTGGAACATTGATAAACAATGCTTTACATTCTATAGAAGCACTCGGCCAGACTTTATTGAAATACGCTTGTAATAGTCTGAGTGCCCACGACGATTTGCCATTACCACAAGTAGTAGAATATAGATAAAGGTTACTACCACCTTTTATGAATTCAATTATGTCTGACTGAATTGTTTGAAGTCTCTTAAACTCATCTCTATCAGTCCCATCGGCGTCAATTCGTAGATTAACGTGACATCGTTGTTTATCACTAACTAACGCATTCTCGTACAGTTTATCAAGTTTAAATAATTTGATACAGAATGTGTTATCAACGCACTCGCCTCTACGATATTTAGCACACTGGTCTTTAATAAAACATCTATCACTAAATATCAAATGTTAAAACACCTCTTCACTTAGATTTGTAGTTACTCGAGGTTTCGCAGGAGCTTGTGGGATTCTATACGATACTTTATAATCTTTTTCATACGCATTTATTGCCCACTGTATATCACGATAAGCATTCATCGCTGCTATCTCAAGTATTTGTAACGCTAAATCAAGATTATGATTTGCGTAGTTATCGACAGTCTTTTGACCTACAGTCACTGATTTAGCGGACATCCACCCTTGTTTAGCGTACACTGCATCAATCCAATCTTTATATGCCGATTTAAGCTCATCATTAGAAGTTTCAATCAAGGCCTTTAGATTGTCAACAATCGCCTCTGCCTTTGTTCTTTTCTTAGGCTTGGCAGCTTTCTTAATGATGTCTTCAAGTTTGCTCAATGCAACAGGTTCAGCAGATATCAATGCAGTTAAAACAGTCAAATCGAGCGTAAGACTATCCGGATTATCGTCACTAACCTTCAATACTCCCACACTCAAAAGTAACTCATCAATCTGTTTTTGTTCATCTTTGCTGAGTGTTGTGCGTTTTGTTATATAATCTCTGCAAACCGTGAATGCATCTTCATTCAACTTATCTTTACGTACAGCTTTTTCATTTATATTAAGCAACTCACTAATATAAATAGCAGGATGCAGTCCGATTATTTCTGCTAGTTTTATATTGTAACTAACATAATTGTCCATACTAAGTAAATCAACTAACATTCTAATCCTCGTTTTTCAATAGGGTGCGTAACTTATAAACATAATTCTCAATAGATTGTTTTAATTTGTTATCACTCATATTATAGATATATGAAAATGATTTTTCAACTTGCTGAGGGTCTAACTCATAAGTTTCAGCGAAAGTTTTAAAATAATCTTTCGGTAAAGTCTTCACAGATTTCTTTACGGTCTGAATTAAACTGCGTGTATCCACACATTTTTCAAGCATCACATCGTGTATTATCAAATCAATAATTAAAGCAAACAAATACTGTTGTTTGCTATAACATTGAAGCACAAGATAGCTGTAAGAATTTTCGGTAATACTTGTGGTTAACTCACGTGGTAGATAAGCGTCTTTAAACTCCTCTGAAAGGGCTTCAATACTACTTAAGTTATGGTTTATCTTTCGCTTTTGTCTATTTGATGCTTGAAACCAATTCGCACGACTACAATGTACACACGTATTTAAAACTTTTTCAACTGCTTTAGGGTCCTTATACACTGTACTAGTTTCGTCTTTCCACGGACAAGCCGTTATGGTGTACAGTAAAGCATCCATAAACCAGTCGTAAGCCTCTTTTTCGTCATACAATCCATAATCTTTGTATAACATCTTTTCAATTATGTTCCAATATCTGAGCACTAACGCTGCAAGATAAGCATCACTTTTCGGTCCTTGCTCAAGATATCCTTCAGCTAACTCAATCTGTGATAATTTCTTATGGTCAGGCAATACAGTTACAGCTTGTTGAAACACCTCTTTATATTGTTTTATCAACTAATCACCGTTCTAATATGTATTGATGATATTATAGTTTTATCATCAATTATATTATATATATAAATATAATATATTACAACTAAACAACTAAGATTCAGTTAACTTTCTTAATATTATTATAATTAGATTTGCTGTGCTTCCAACTTTCAAACAAAAAAATAAACCAACTTACGTCGGTTTATTTCAAATCTAATATCCATTGTTTTAATATTTCAATTGACTGTGCGTCAAGTTTATTATCAATTATGTAATCACCTATCGCTTCTTTACTTTCCACAATGTCGTGAACGCGTGTATCAAAAGTATCATTACAAATCAAGTTGTAGATAAAGACAGGTCGTTCACTACCAATACGATGTATTCTGTCACACGCCTGCTCATAAGCACCAGATGTCCACGGCTGGTCAATAAATATTGCGTAACTCGCAGCTGTTAAGGTGACTCCTGTGCCCATCTTCTGATGTGTACATAACATAACTTTGTTCATATCTGAGGTCTGGAACGCATCAATATTCTGAGAAATGATATCATCAGAAACATCGCCGTGACACACTAGGGGGTTATATTCCTGTAACCGTATGTAAAGTTCATTTAGCGTCTGCTTAAATGATGAGAAAACTACTACTTTGTTACCACTAGCTGTTATTTCCTCAATAAGTTCACAGCATCTATCCATCTTTGTTGAAGGGATATTCTCCGTTGTAAGAATCGACGGACACGCTGTTGCTTGTCGCAATCTAGCAATCATTGCTAATAGATTAGCAGTACTAATCTTAACCTTATCCACTTCATCAACAATACCATTAACAATGTTTGTCTAGCCTGTTGACTGTTT